ATGCGATAGTGTACCAATCTCCATCTGAATTGAGGGTCACACCTGCTGTGTTGTAAGTGGCTGAGGCAAGATCATCCCCTGTGGGTTTCCCATTCGATGTTGCCTTAATGGAGACTGTGAGAGTCCACGCTGTGGATATCCGATAGAGTTTTAAGTCAACCCTGGTGATCGTGTAGCCAACTGACGGTGTGAAAGTCTGCGCCCACCACTTAGTCGCAGTTAGCCAACTGTTGGTCTCCGTCCCACCTGAAAAACTATCTCGAAGTACAAAAGCCATATCAATTCATCGACACTAAGACGGTTTCTGCTGGCACAACAATGGTGGTTCCAATTGGACACTCTGTCGGTGTAGCCGCACCAGACATGAGAAACGTTCCGCCACTGACTTGTGTGAAGATCGCTCCATAGGCCAAGAGACCCCAATCTCCGCCTGAAATCGGAAACGTGATCGCGTCGTCATTTGACAACTCATCATCAGTGATCGTCACATCGCCAATCAGTCGCCGCACATAACCACCACCAACTGGCTCGCTGATGCCACTGCCATCCTCTCCTGGGTCCGTCGTAGACAGTGCCAAGTACAATGTTGAATGCCGCGTCAGGAAGTCCAAGAGCATCTCGTTCTCAACCACATTCGATAGACTCATTTGCCGACTCCTGCGATGATGGTCGTGCCTTTCCTGGTCCGCATCGCCGCATAAACCTCTTCCTCCGACCGGACAGTATAAACGTTCACGATGGGTCTTACTGGCTCCTGTTGTGCCCTGCTACCAACAGCCTCCGCGATCCTGTCATTGCTGATCACCTGCCCGGGAGCAGTGGGGGTCCAGATCTCAGGACCCTTCTCACCGACAGGATAGAATGTACCTGGAGTCACATCACCACCGGCTGCCTTGCCTCCGCCGAAGAGACTGCCACTCGCGGGAAAGATGTTGTTGAGCGCCATGCGGAAGAGCAACCGCGTCAGGTCACCAAGCATACCGTCAATCATGCCCTTGAAATTTATCTTGCCAGTCGTTGTGAATGAGACGAGCGCATCCTCAGCACTGCTAAAGGCATTGACCATGGTCGTCTCGATCTGTGTCCCATAGTTATGAACAGTCTCGCCGATCTTGTGCAAACCACTCTCAACATTGGCATTGAGTGTACTCAATTTCTGGGCAGGAGTCTCCGTCGGTGTGGGAGCAGCACCGGGAGCAGGAGCCCCAGGGAGACCCTGCCCAGCGGCCTGAGTTCTTTCCTTGGCCAACCGGTTAGCAGCAATCTGATCGGCTCGATCGAACATGCTGTTGACACGATCTTCCCAGAATGGACCTATCTGATCGAAACCCTTGTCAAACCCAACCGCCATGGACGCACCGAGTTTATCGGCTGCACCCTCAGCCACGTTCGTCAGTCGTGGGATGAGATCTGTCTTGGATGCCTCCTCGAAGTTCGACGCGATGCGGCCAGGGATATTGGTAAAGGCCGTCTTCATGCGACCCTCAAAAATCTCGGCGGCATTGTCGGCCATCTGTTTCGCAGCACCGAACTGTCCACTGATGGCTGCTCCGGAGGCCATGGCCAATGCATCGAAACTCTGTGTGACACCGAGCACTATGCTATGGATCGTCTGCCCCATCGTCTTGAAGAGGGCAAGGATCCCATCAACGGCAGTCTCTACAGCATGGATCAGACTATTCATAGCCTGAATGAGTAGATCCAGTATCGCCGGACCGAGACCACGAAAGAACGCCACGATGGCATTGACGATTCCCCTGCACGACCCTGCCAACGCATCAAAACCTCTGGCCGTGAAAAGGACAAAGTTCTTGATGGTGAGCACACTCGTGACGAATGTGGTGTCGACACCACTGAATTCTCTCATGAAGAAGTTAAGAACACCCCTCCCAGCAGACTGAAGTTTCTCTAGTGCCGCCGAACCAATATCCCCCAGGGTAGTGGCACTGTCAGAAGTCAACTTGATCTCATTCCGGAATGCATAGAGCGCCCCAACAGCAGCACCCAGGAGGAGCGGCCACGAACCAAGGACAGTCACTCCAAGGGTCCTAAGTAGACCAATCGCCCTGGGCAGTGAACCGATAGTCAGCATGATGAGTACACCATCAAGGATCTCGACATGATCTGCCAGAAACCGAATAGCCACAGTAAGGCCATTCACGATTCCAGTCAGGACTGAACTTGAACCAAGTTCACCAAAGGCCACCTGCACTGCTGTCACAGACGCTCTCAATCTCTTGAATGCCTGACCCAACGTGTCATCCATTATAGCAGCAGCCTTGGCCGCGAAACCACCGCTGTTCTGCATCTCCGTTGTTGTCTGTTTCAGTACTGGGAGTCCATTCGCCAAGATACTGAAGGTCCTGTCACCCATGAAGCCAAAAAGCTCCATGGCCTGCTGTGCGCTCATACCCGCACTCTTCAACACGGTGAGTGCCTGGGCCAAACCCACGGATGAGATCTTGACTTGACTGGCACTGATTCCCAAATTGGCGAGCGCGCTCCTCGTTGCGTCAGTCGGTCGCTCCAGCGCGGACATCATCTGCGTGAGGCTGCTCCCTGCCATCCTGGCCTCGATACCGGCCTTCGCCAATACAGTGAGTGCCGCCGTGGTCTCCTCGAAACTCATCCCCATGTTCGATGCAATGGGACCTACATACTTCATCGCGAACGCGAGCGTGCCGATGTCAGCCGTAGATCGACTGGCCGCCATGGATAGGACATCAACCACCCGACCCGCCTGATCGGCACCAAGTCTAAAGCCTCCCATAGCAGCTGTCATTGTGTAGACTGCAGTTCCCAAATCCATGCTTCCCACCTGGGCAAGATCCATGGCAGACTTCATAGACCTGAGTTGTTGATCAACTATGAATCCAGACTTAGTTAGGAGGGTGAAGCCAGCCGCTACCTCCATGGCCGAGAACTCCGTATCAGTCCCCATCCGCTTAGCGGCATCACGGAGACGATCCATGCTTGTCCCAGTCGCAAGGGAAGCCACCTGTAGATGAGCCATCGCATCGCCAAACTGACTCATCGTGGAGATCGTGGATGCCAGGGATGCACCAATGCCCAGGGTAGCGAGGGTATTGCGTAGGAGGTTTACCCCGTTCTCCCCCTCCTTGGCGGCTGTGCCGAGGTCTCGCAGGTTCCGTTGAACCACCCGCGAGCCCGACTCTTCAATGATGATGGAGATTCGCTCTTCCGGCATATGTTACCTTGTGTCTATCTTTGCCCCATTCACTGCCGCCACTCCCGCATCAACAGCAGACTCAATGAATAGAGCAGGCGCCTGCGCCGACGACCCGTCATTCAGTGCTGTGATGTATTCCACGTTGTTGGTGATGCAGATGGACTGCTCCGGTTCACGCGTCGCAATCACTTCCTGACCTTGGTTCATCGCCGCCTGGGCATTACCAGTCTCACCCAGTTTACCAGCGCCTTTCCCCTTCGGGAGGGCAACATAGGGTTCGATCACAGCGTCCACTGGTTTATCTACTGAGACGATCCAGTTGGACCTTGCCCGACCAGTGTCCACTGGCGTGGCCATAACTACGGTCTGATCCACAGCCAGCGCCGTCAATCGCACGACCTTACCAACTTCGCGCGGCACGTTATCAGCGTGAACATTGATCCGATGAACGAAATCGTCGAAGGTGTCACTCATGCGAAACGTCCTCGGGAATCGCGATGTTGCTTACGCATACCCATGTAGTATGTTCTTAAACTATGCTTTACTCGAAGAGCAGTTCGTCTCATATCACGACGAGCAACGTGAACTTCTTTAGGTTCTCGCCAATGCAGAAGTGCTTGATTTCTCGCAGTTATTCTCTTACTCATTTCTTCTCCTTGTCCTGACAGTACCCCATGAATGCCGCATCCATGGCCCTGACAAAGTAGAACAGGTCATCTTTCTGTTCGCCAGTGATCCGGTAGACAGAGGCATAGTCAGCTATCGCCGTCCACGGTATCGGGCACATGCCCCAACCAGATGGACGGCATGTGTTCAAGTCGACGAAAGCGCCGTAGTACAACTCGAGACCGATCCACAATTCAGGAGCGTCCTGTATGCGCTGAGGAAGGGGCAACCGCTCCCGCATACACTGGTCTATGATCCGTTTCTCGACAGGACCTTGCTCAAGGGCGTAGAGCAAGGTCTCTGTCAGTTTCCCAATTCAGCCTCGTCCAGTTCGGCGCGGAACAGGGTGCTCGCCGCTGCCTGCTGCTGGATATCCGTGAAGAGGTCGGGGAGGTTCTCGAAGACCTTCACGTAGTTGTCGGCGTTGGCCGGCAGGAGATCCGTGCCATCCACCCCGGCGTCCTGCGGATCCACGCCACTTATCCACTTATCGCCGACTTTGGTTTCCCAGCCGAGGACAACCTCCTTGGCGAAGGCCACCCGCATGATGTCATTGGCTTGCTCGTCGCCCAGCGACTCGGTGGCGATGGCCCGACGGAGTGGTTTGGTCAACCGGCTGAGCAACTTCACGTAGCGCTTGTTCGCACCGCCCGCTCGGGCGATCCGGATCCGGGTGTCGCCGTAATCGAGGACGATGCCCTCGGTCTCCAACTTCTCGTCTGTCTTGAATTGCTTCTTGAGTCCCATTCTCATTGCTTCCAAAAGTGGTTCTTGTTATGCCTCTGCCGCATCAGGCAGGTAGTCGAAGAACACCATCAACATGGTATGGTCCATGTTCACATCAATATCGGCTCCGGTGGCCGCGTCACATGAGATGGGCAACGTAATCGCCTTATCCATGGTGACATTCGCTCGACCATCGCCCAGGGTAAGTAGGGGAAGGTCAATGCTGATACCGGCGTTGTTCTTGACCATTTCAATGTCCAGAGTGACGTTCGCATTGGCACGAACAGCTGCCATGGCCGCCACGGAGGCAAAGTAGACGGTCATCTTGCCGCTGACCTCGAAGTTGCCGATTGAGGAGTCGAACCCACCGAGTACCCCGACCGCCTTATCGATGGACGCCTTATTGCTGAGGGAGATCGTGATATCCTGCGCGAAGGCGAAGAGTGGATCCGCAACGCCACTCGTGTCACTGTGGATGGCCAACTTAATGCGGTTAAAGTCAGAGGACGTATTGAACGCGTCCTCACCGGCAGCCGCCACATGGTCTCCGGCCTTCGGACCAGTATCACCGTCGTAGGGCTCGTGGTCCATCGCAACGAACCCAAGGTCCACCGTGACCTTGTCAGCGGCGGCGATGTTCAGGGTCATCTCGTTCGGGATGGCTCCAGTCAGGTACTCGACCTGGCCGTAGGTGTCCTCGCTGTCAAATTGACCAAGGGTGCGCTCAAGTTGGTAGGTTCGGTTCACGATGTCCGCACCAGTCATGTTCATCAGTACCCGACCGAAGAAGATCTGCACGAGCAGGGTCGTGTTGCCCTCGGTCTGCATCAGACTCTGTGTCTTGTCGAAGGTCAGGAGGTTAGCAGCGATTGACCGCACGCGCGCGAAACCCCTATTCCCGGCTGTCGCGAACCGGGTAGCCGCGTTGTCCCCACTGATGTAGATCATCTCGCCGACCGACAACCCAAGGGCAGTGAAATTGAGCGACGTGCTGGACATCGCAGGCAGCGACCCAGACATACTGATATCCAAGTCCCCAGCGAGAGACTCAAAACCAACCTGGACGATGGACGCCGTGTCAGTCTCGGTCTCATTCACGAGGGTGACGGCGGTGTTGGCCCCGTTAGCCGCTGTGACCGTGATGTACGCAGCGTTGGTCGACGCGACCTTGAGGATCCGGTTGTTGGCCGCATTCACGAAGCCACTCATCAAGACGATATCACCGACGTGGAACTGGGCCGACATGTCTACGGCACCACCAACCCGCGTGAACTTGTGGGCGTCCTTGTCCACCGTGACCGTGATCGTGTCGTCGCCAGTTGTGTTCCGGCACTCGCCTTTACGGATGAGATCCGCGAAGAAGAAACCTTGGAGCAACTCCTGGATATTCGACTGGGTCAGGTCAGTCTGGAAACCACCCGCCGCGTCAAGATCCGTGACGACGCCTTTCCGGCGCTGCCGCGAAGCGTTGATCGGGTTGCGAGCCTTCGTGACGATGTTCCCACCGAAGTCCTTGTAGCTGTTCGGTTCCATGTCGACCCAGACGGCGGGATTGGGTAGGGTCTTCGGGGTGGCCTCCTCGGCGTAGGACAAAGAAGTCAAATTTGAATTGATCTTATTGGCAGTAGTCACATATCACCTCACGTTTCAAGTATGGCCCACGTGGACCCCTCATTTTTGCCTTTGTCTCTTCTGGGAGTTTCCTGCCAATCTTGGCTAATGAAAGTTTCTTCCTTACTTCAGGAGACCAAGACTTACCCCTATTCCAGGGTATTCTTCCCATCCTAACCACTGACATCTTCCGTCGGGTCTCCTCAGAGACTATCTGTCCTAACCGAGGACCAGGTTTACCTCTCCTTGCATCGGCACTCGCCTGAATGAATTTTGTCAGATCCTGTTGTTTTGCCTTTTCCGAAAGTCGTTTCCTTGCCTCCTCATCTAAATCCCAAACTCCCTCCCCACCGGCTGTTAGATTATACCCATCTGGTCGTTGAGTATTCAGTCTCTGAATCCACCACATCTCCAATTCGATGGCCTCTTCTCGTGTAACTCCCTGAACTAAGGTAATGAGAATGGCATTCTCAACACCATACTTACGAATAGCATTATGAATAGCAAGACCTGAGCCATTTTTGGCATCACTTCTATGTGCCCGCCATCTTGCCTGTAGAGTAGAGGTGGTCATTCCAACATACAGTTTGGGATTCCCTGACCAACCTATTGCGTAGACACACGCCATCTTGCTATTTAATCTCCGAATATTCAAACGGTACGACCACATTCACCTGATAGAAGTCGCCGTCCTGACCGATCTCATTCGCGTTGATCTTGTTGGCTGCGGTCATGGTTGTCTCCTGTCAGGCAAATCGGCCTCGAGCATCACGACGATATTGTCGTGTATTACGTAAAACTTGCTTCACTGTGAATCGACCATAATTCTTCACAGTATGAACTCTTCCTGCCAATTTCAACATGTTTAACACATGATGCTGTACAGAAGACAATCCGCGACTTCCTCTCTTATCGAATCTGTCGCCTCTGTCGCCATTGTACAACATTTCATTTTACCTCATCATACTCGAACGGTACGACCACGTTCACCTGGTAGAAGTCGCCGTCCTGGCCGATCTCATTCACGGTCACTCCCTTGAACTCCACCCCTCCGGGTGAAGTTACTCCCTCAAAGCCCCCCGCTACAATTGTATCGATCCCGGAGTCCTCGGCGACCCCGCTTCCCGTGGGTTTGAACACTTGGACTACCAGGGTGCCGTTCCGTTGGAAACGCCGCTCACCCAGCACCCCACATAGGGAAACTTGCCGGCTCTGCGTATGCCTCAGGACGACCCGACCCCACGCATCTTGCCCAGAGGGTGGGGTGGATACCGACGCGACGTTCTCGTAGTGCATCCGTGCACCATCCTGACCAGCAGTGGTCACCCACGCAGTCTGAAGGATCGCGAGCATCTCGTCAATGGCCTGGGCCCTTGTTAGACTCACCTACTCACCCCGATGATGTACAGTAAAATCGTGTCCCCAGGTTTCACGACCTCCACGGCGGTGATGCGCCAGTGGGTGTCGCCGTCGATGACCTCGTTCGCTGTCGCCAGGTCGAAGTTCGCTCCCGGGCCGACGAGGCACGCTGCCTGAGACCGCTTTATCAGGTCGGAGTCGATGAACTTGGCGCTCGGTGAGACGAACGCGGCGACCACATCATCAGTCGCGTCCGGCGTGCCACGAGGATCCGCAGGTCCGCGCCAGGGTTTGGCCGCGTCGTCAGGCGCCTGTTGGAACCTGATGATGGTGACTTCACGACCGGCCTCGGCGATGAGATCAGTGGCTATGGCAGCGAGTTCGGCGTAGTCGATGCTCATCTACTCTTCTTTTTCCTGATGGTGGTTCCGTATTTCTTCGCCCAGCGCTTCGCGATCTTGGGGTGGCGAGCGAACATGAACCGCATCTGAGCCTTGCTCTTAAATGGCATGGTTAATGGAAACCTTTCAGGGTCTTGGCGAGTCGCGCCCTGCGACCCATCTTACCACCCTTCTTCGCGGCCTTAGCGAGTTTCTTCGCCGAGATCCGCTTGCCTGCCTTCACGTGCAGTGACCTGCGGAGGGCACCAGGGTGCTTGATTGCTCCAGCGATCCACTTTGACATAGGTCATTCTCCTGTTAGTTTCTCAAGATACTGCTGGTCTGCATATACTCCGAAAGGAGTCGATCAGCAGCCGGGTACGCTTTGGTTATCCGGACTGACGAGTACTGGGTCGACGTGGAGATCGGCCCAACGGTCTGGGTAACCCCGGTAACCCCTGGTTGCACGACTGGGTCAGGAGCCAGCGCCGCCGTGTGCGCCCGATAGGCATATTCGGCCGTGGCCGCCATGACCTTCACCGGCACACCACACACTGGTTCCCCGTCGCGGTCCCGGAGGTAATCCCTGGGGAACTCAAGCGGTTGACCGTGGGCCGATTGCCCCTCGGACGCCGTGACGTCCCACGCGCCGCCCGTGCCGGTGTTGGTGGTATCAATGCCGTCCCGCGTGAAGAACACCACCAGAGACATCACATCCGGATCCGGGAACAGGAATGAGATCACGATGTCCTCATCATCCCCGTCCCCAACCGCCTTCATCACGTTGCGGAGGGTCTCGACCAAGGTGTCCCCGATATCAAAATCAGTGCCAGCGACATAGGTCATCTGGTTCACCGTGATCGTGTCACCTGGACTAAGCTGCTCAGTCAGGGTGAATGTGGACCGTGAGTACAGCGATGCCCACAGGCGCCTGCCCAGGAAAGAAGGTCCCCACCGCGTGTCTATGTAGTCGGTGGCGGCGACCAGGCACCCTCGGATCTGCTCATCCGTGATAGCGCTGACATCCACGTTGCGGTCAGCGAAATACGCCTTGAAGAAAGCCACCGTCGCGTAGGACGTTGCCCCCTTGACCCCGCTGCCGTCTTCCACACGAAAACTCATCAGACCTCCCGGAGGATCCACACTTGATCCAAACTCGAACACCCGACTCACCGCAGGGATCCCGTCCTCATAGATGAGCCACAAGTAGCGGCCTGACGACGGGATGGTATAGTCAAGGACATACATCCCGTCGCCGAGTTGGTCGAACTCCTCCGTTAGTTCAGCATGTCCGTCTGGGTGCCAGACCTTGGCGAAGACAGACTTTCCCTCCTTGAATCCTTTTGCCTGATAGTAGATCCGGTACACACGATCAACCTACCATCGGCGGACTCTCGAGCGCGTCCAACTTGTCGCCAATAGTGCCCAGGGCGGTGCTCAGGCCGTCGGTCACGGCCTTGATGTCAGTCACGTCGCCACTGACAGTACTCAGGTCAGTGCTGACACCGCCGACTGCTGTGTCCAGGGTGGCGATCGCGCTGGCCACTGAATCCACCGCCGTTTTCGCGTCGGCCACCGCGTCAGCGATACCGTGGGTGTCCCACGCGTCCTTGTCGAAATGTTTCACGGCCTTGCCGCCGGCGTTGTCGCTGATCTCAACGAACCAACCAGGAGCACCGGCGTCGAACGCCTTGTAGTAGCGGCCTGTGGTCCCAACCTCGGTGGCCTCACCAGACTGGTCTTCGTCCTTCGACTTGTCGGGTTTGTACACATCCACTTGGACAGTCTTGCCTGTCCCGGCGCCAGCCGCCTGGTACACGATCTCAAATGTCTTGGCCATTAGGATACCTCGAAAAATTGTCTTGGACGTTGATTCACGAACCCACTCACCGGCGCAACCACAGCTGCGTTGGTGAGCACTATACGATCACCGACCGGGACACGAGTCGTGATATCCGTGTCCACATCGCCTACCGCCCCGTTCCCGCCGTCAGACCAACCGTTCGGCAGGGAGCCAGACGTCGCCTCACCCCACCCGACGAGTTTCCCGTTCACCCACAACCGCGCCTTCCCACTGGCAGGGATACATGCGAGGGTGATACGGAGTAACTGCCCTTTCACGCACACTGGTCCTGTCAGGGTCACGCCGTCCGCCGCCACTGCGTCGCCTACCGCCGCCATGATCTTCTGGTCAGCCCCGGCAACCCAGACAACCAGACCACACGCGGCGCTGCCGAACTCGAACACGACCCCCTGGGGAAGATCGTCGGTGATGCGGATCTGGGTGGAGAAGGTCATCGGCGCATCCCGAGCGGGGAACACGTCCCCGGTGAGGATGTTGTCTGAACCCACAGGAAACCTATGGGTTCGAAACAAACCGAGCGCTGGGTCGAGCAAACTCTTACGCCGACGGTTGATCATGTCACTCCTTTTCACGCAAATCGACCACGAGCATCGTGATTGGGGTTTCCGCGCGATGCGCCATGGCGAATAAGTGATCGCATACTCTTCAGCATGCCAGCCGTTGCCTTCCTACCGAAGATCGATGCCACATTCCTGATACGCATCTTACGAAATGATGCGGCTACGGTCATGACTTTTCTGGCCATTCATCACTCCTTCTTCACCGGAGCCGGTCGCACTGGACGTTTGGACCCGCGCTTAGTGTTCCGCGACATGGCAGAGTCGATAGGCGACCTTGGGTCCATCGACGTGGTGCCGACAAGATCCATCATCTTGCGGCCAACCGCCATCCGTTCACTCCGGATCCGGTGCTGGTCCTTGATGTAACTGATCCGCGACTGTGTGTCAGCGGTCGGGGTGTTCCCGCCGTTGATCTTTCTCTGGAGGATCAACCGTCTGCGTGCCAACCGGGTCACCCCGTTCCTTGCAGCGTTAATCTGGCAGTTCAACTCGTCGATCTGCTCATCGATCTCAGTGATCAACTGACGGTCAGTCTTCGGCTGTTCTTTCATCTCTGTGTTTTCATCGCTCATGAACTGCTCCCTTAAATGAGGTCATCAATGTCATCCGCCTTGGAGATCGCCATGGGCGACTTGCCCTGACGGAGGAGTTCCACGACAGCTTGTCCACTCGTCGCCGGTGTCAACGTCTGAGTGCCAGTTCCGGCGCTTGTGATGTCGACGGCGTTGCGGCCGACCTGAGCATCCGCCTTGCAGAGATGGAGAGTCAGGTGGTCGACATCGGCCGCGTAAGTCCAATAGAACGCGCCCGCCACGAGTCCACTGGGCAAAGTCCCACCCATACTAGTGCTGACCACGAAAGACCCATCACCACTGTCAAGACCATGCCCAGCGATCATGAGACCGTCGTTCTCCGCGCCACCAGTCAGGTAATCATCGTCCCACCCGGCGCTGCCAACGTTCGTGTTGACACCGATGGCGTTACCGGCCAGTCCGACCGTCTTAGCCGTCGCTATCATCGTATCAGCCTCACCCACGTCGGCGCTCACCAGTGGATGAATAGTCATCACCAGAGCGTAGAGGTCTTTGCCCCCGGTGAGGAAGTCATCGTCCCAGGAACCGTTGGTCAGGTCTTCTGCCACAGCGATCGCGTTACCCGCGAGTCCGATAGTCTTCGCCGTAACGACTATCGTGTCACCGTCCCCGTTCGCCGCCGTGACCGTTGGATGAACGACGGTGCTGGCCGCGTACCGATCCCGGCCACCAGTCAGGTTGCTGTCACCCCAACTACCGTTCTCGAGGGTGGCGTCCGTGAGCACTGCATTACCGTTGAGACCACGGGCGACTGATACAGCGTTCAGCACGTTGTGCGCCGCCTGAGCCGTAGCCAGGGGGTTGGCGACCGTGCCGGTGCCGTATCGCACACCTTCACTATTCCCCTCATCATCCACCATGATCGCGAGGGCCAGGTTCCTGATAGTCTCGTCGGCGTCGCCGCCGAGTAGGACGTGGTTCGCCACGTCAGACAGAGTCTCGTCGATCACGTAGGTGACGTCGCCGAGAGTCACCGTGTTACCGTTGACCGCGTTCTCACCAAAGGTCAAGGTGCCAGTGGCACAGATCGCCGCGCCACCGAGGTTGATAGCGGAGATCAAGTTCCCGATGCTCATATCAGTGTTATCGCCGATCAGGACGTTGCCGTCCACGTCGGTCAACGTGCCTTGGAAGGTGTAGACCTGACCATCAATCGTGACGGACTCAGCATCGTCACCGTACTGCAGATATCCACCATCCCACGTGCCGTTCGCCATGACCTTGACGAGGGGGATGAGGTTCCCGGCGGAACCGGCAGTCAGGGCGGTCACATTCATCGTGTCACCGTCCCCTGCCTCCGCCGTCACTGTGGGGTGCGCCGCCGTGCCGGTGCCGTAGAGACTGCCTTCACCGCCGCCATCGGTGATCGCCGCGACCAGGTTGTCGATAGTCGCGCTGGCGCTCACGCCGATCTTCACGTCGTAGGCACCCACGAGTGTGCGCTTGAATGTGTACCGCATCGCGCTGATCTCGATATACTCGCTGTCCACCCCGCCCAGGAGGGTCGCCTGGCCACCCCAACTGCCGTTGTCCGTACTCTCCACCAGGGCGATCGAGTTGCCAGCGACGCCGGTGGACTTCGCCGTGGCGACCATCGTGTTGCCGTCCCGCACGGCCGTGACCGTCGCGTGCACGGCAGTCCCCGTGCCATACTTTGTCCCACCACCGTTGCCCGCCGTAATAGCCGCGACAAGGTTGTCGATCGTGTCGGCGGCAGTGTCGCCGATCTTCACGTTGTTGGCGCTGTTGACCAGGGAGGTCTCGAAGGTGTAGGTGCGGTTGTCGATCCGGACGGTCTCGAGGTCCTTGCCGTCCTGAAGGTGATCATGACCCCACGTGCCCATCGTCATGTTCGCGACGACCACCACGTTGCCGGCCACCCCGGCGACCTTCGCCGTCACGTCCATCGTGTCGCCGTCGCCAGCCAAAGCCGTGACAACCGCGTGCTGCGCCGTGCCAGTGCCGTACTTATCGCCTGCGCCAGTCCCGGCCGTGATGGCCGCGATCAGGTTGTCGATCGTGTCGCCAGCCGCCACCTCGATCTTCACGTCGTCAGCCACGGCAACCGCCGCCTTGAATGTATAGGTCCGCGTGCCGATCACGACGGTCTCAAGGTCCACCCCGAGGAGCAGGGTGACGTCGACCCAGGATCCATTCGCCAGAGTCTCAAGGGTCGCGATACTGTTGCCGGCGACTCCTGCCGTCTTGGCGGTGGCGACCATCGTGGCCTCATCTCTCACGGCCGTGACAGTAGGATGAACCGTGGTCCCAGTGCCAAAGAGAGATCCTTCTCCTGTCCCAACCCCACCACCGTAGGTGATGGCTGCGACGAGGTTGTCGATCGTGTCGGATGGCGTGGCACCGATCTTCACATCATCCGCCACGGAGACCGCCGTCACGAACGTGTAGGTGCGCGTGCCGATCTGGACGGTCTCATTGTCAGTCCCACCATTCAGGTGCGCCTGGCCACCCCAACTGCCAAGAGTCACATCCGTGGTCGTGGCAATGGCATTACCGGCAGTGCCAGCCACCTTCGCCTCAGCCACCATGGTATCACCATCACCAGGATAGGCAACCACGGTCGCGTGCGGAGTCGTACCAGTGCCGTAGTGAGTCCCTGCGCCAGGACCACCCATGATGGCTTGCATCAGGTGATCAAGGGTGTCCGCCGCAGCGGCGGCGATCTTGATGTTATTCGGTGCATCAGTGAGAGTGTCCTGGAAGGTATAGGTCTTCGCACTCCCACCCGTACCGATCACGACGACCTTACCGTCAGTGGCGTTGCCAGTCAAGGTGAACGTCCCCTGGGCCTTCGCCGCAGTCACCGGAATCAGGTTGACAGTCAGTGTACCAGTAGCCTTCACGGCAGCCTTCGCAGTGCCGGTCAGCGTCAACACACCAGTGGCCTTGACCGCGTCCAGGATGTTGCCGCCCAGGGTAAACACACCAGTGGCCGCATCGTCCCGGGCATTGCCACTCAACGACAAAACGCCGACGGCCGCCGCCAACGTGTCCAGCGCGTTGCCACCAGAGAGGTCGAGGACCCCACTCGCAACCACCTGCCGCGTGCTGTGATTGATGGCCGCGATCAGGTTGTCCAGCGTCTCTGACGCCGTGTCGCCGATCTTCACGTTGCCGTTCACGTCGGTGAGCGTGTCCTGGAGCGTGTACTGCCTGGTGCCGATCGCGACGACCTTGCCGTCGGCCGAGTTGGCCCCGAACGTCAGGATGCCGGACGCGGCCGTGGCCACGGGAGCGACCGTGAAGGTCTGCCCGGTGCCGGTGGCTGACAGCGCGGTACTTACCCCGCCCGCCCAGGAGATGAGCCGACGGAGTCTGGAGCCAATCAGGTTCTTGATGGATCGACGGAGGTGGCGGATACGCGGGACTCGGATGCTCATCGATTTCTCCTCATAAAGAAACTGGGACGGAGGATCCGTCCCAGTCGTGTTGCTTGGTCAGATGCTGAACTATGTCTCTCAGGTGTCGTACTCAGTCGTGCGGAGCAGAGCGAACTTGATCATCTTCCGATCGGGGAACCGACGGATCCAGTTGGCTGCGGTGGCCAGGGCCGTATTGCCAGGACCGCCGTCGTCGATACTACCTTCGATGTAGGCATGACCAGTCGGGTGGACACTGTAGATCCGGCGAGTAGCCAGGATCTCCTGGCCACCACCATTGCCA